TTGATCCATGGGTCCACACGTACTACGGTTCCTATTGGAGTTTCATGTTCTTTCATAATAATTGGATTATCTAAAATTAAAATAAAAGAATCTTCATCTTCACATGCACACACATTGCTGATGATTTCTTCACCTGTCTTTAATTTTAATACTGCTAAGAAATCGTCTTCTATCATTTTTTCATATTAACTGTAACAATTTCATAATTAAAGGATTCTTCATTATAGATTTTGATTCTTTCCATAAGATGATTGAGAGTATAATTTCTTAAATTTTTTAATGAAATGTCATCAGAGATGTCATAAAGAACTGCTTTTTCTTTCTGATTTCCTTTTCTTAATACCCTACCAATACTTTGAAGATTTCTAATTCTGGATTTAGATGGTGATGCAAAGATTACGTTGTGTAAATTTTTAATGTTAACGCCTGTACTAAATGTTCCGTAAGAAGCAATGATGATTGCATTATTTTCAAGTTCTGTAATCCTTCTTACCTCTTCACGTTCTTCAGCGTCAACACCACCATAAACAAAAAATACTTTACGTTCATCAGTTATGCTATTATTTATTATGTCATAAATTACCCTGCCATGGGTGTCAACCCTACTATACAGGATTAATGTATTCCCTTTAAGATCTAAGCTTAAATTTTTAATAAAATTATTTCTTTTTTGATGAGCTATCAAATACTGAATTTCATCTTCATAAGTATTAAATTTTTTACCTTCATGCTTTAATAATAAAATTTTAATGTCTAACTTTGATACGTGACCTTTATCAATTAATTCTTTTGTTTTGGTTACTTTGTACGAAGGCCCAAACAAACCTTCTAAAATCCACTTATGTGTTTGTGTTCCATCTAATGTTCCAGTAAATCCAAATCGATATTTACAATCCAAGAGTTTTGTCATAATATCAATCAATGATTTAGACTTAAACAAATGTGCCTCATCTCCAATTACAACATCAAAACCTGAATACCAATTTTTCTCCAATTTATAAATTGATTGCCAAGTTGTAATCGTTATTGGCATTTCATTATTTTTTTCTCTGCCAGAATAAATCCTGTGACAATAATTTTGAGCATCCCAACCATAGTCTTGGAAATCTTTAAACATTTGTTCAACCAGAGATGTTGTTGGAACAACAATTAAAATTGACAGTCCACGTTCTGCATAGTAACGTACCACAGAATAAATCATCAAAGACTTGCCTGATGCTGTAGGAGAAATCATCAATCCTCTATTATAACGCAATGCTCGATACACAGCATCTTCTTGATAATCCCTAGGCGTGTGCCTAGAAATTTTTTTCATGTAATCAGACACCCCTTCACGAGATACCATTTCATTTACTTCAAATGGTACACCATAAAATTTACTATCACGAAATTCATAGGTATAATTATGCTGCTCACAAAATGCAATTACTTTATCTAAAAGACCAACATATATTTCACCAGTATGTGTAGAAAATAATCTTATTTTCCCATCCCAAAATCTTCTTCGATACTGAGGCATAAATTTTGCGTTGGGTACTTCAAAAGTAAATTTATCTGAAAGTTCTTGTAATACGTGAGGTTCTGATTCGATCTTTAGATAAACTTCATTCTTTTTTGAAATAACTAAGTGACTCATCAACTATATCCTGCTGTAAATTGCATAAATTCGATTGCATTCTTAATTTGATAAGTTCTATTCAAAATTACCTTAAGAATGTCTTCAATATAATTTATCATCATTTCAAGATATTCATTTTTTGCTTTGAATTTATTTAATTTTTCATCGGCTTCCAAATAGCGACCCATAGTTTCCTTGTCGCGTATTTTGTATGGAAATGGATCTTCAGCGTAAATTTCTGGTGAAGCCTTTCCACCGTAATATTCGTACCTATCTCTTTTAATTTTACTCAATTCATACTGTACTTCTTTCTGTTGAATTTTTAATTGATTATAAATTTTATAATATTTTGAGTGTAATATTGGTATTTTAATAGACTCTAAATGTAAATTGTCAGGATCAATTACAGAATCTTTCTCCCACATTTCCTGAATAATTTCAAAATTCATAGAATAGCATCATTCATATTTCGTATTTGGAAAACCGTATACTTGAAAGTAACAGTCGCTGTAAAATATGTATAATCCGAATTAGTGGCATCAAAATCCAAAGTTGTTAATGAAGTTGGGAACATGTCCTTAAACTTAACTTGAAATTTTGGTTGGTAATTGCTATTTAAAATTTGTAAAACCCCATCAGAATATTGATTGTACATATCTCTACTATCTCTATCAGGATAGTAACGATCTTCTGCACGTAAATCATCAAATTGTTTTACATTTTCTGGATAGCCAAGTCCAATTAACCAATCGTAAATTGACAAATAATTTTCCATATTCTCATCAACAATAAATGATAAACTAAAATCTCCAAATTCAAGTTTATCGCCTGGGACAGGAATGTCTTTGAGATATGTGGGTTGTATTGCAACACCAAGATTAATTCCAGGAATCCCCGCTTTATTGCTGAAAAAATCTACCTTTGGATATTTTGTAAGAATAAATTTAAATCCAATAGGAGAAAGAAAATTTCTATTGGATACTTGATTTGGGAATGCCATATCTTTTATTTTTATTTAGATAAAAAAAGGGCTCCCGAAGGAGCCCCAGAAGATTCGGAGAGTGAATCACATCAAGTTAGTAACCTGTACTCTTCTGTAGTAACGGTTGGCGTTAACACGAAGAGCGCCTGAGCCTTGGTTAGTACCCTCAGCGAATGGGTTTGCAACCATTCCATAACGGGTCTTGAAGCCAATCTTAGGCTGGAAGGTGTCCTGACCAACGGCACGAACCATTTGGAGAGGAACGTATGGGCAATAGAAGAGACCAGCATCATAAGGATTCTGACCCTTGTAGCCGATAACGTAGTACTGCTGAGCAGAAACGTTAGCCGAATATGGATCGATATAAACCTTATACTTACCGTTGATAACACCAGCGAAGGTGTTACCAGTGTCATCAACATTAAGACCTACGTTGAGGGCAGGGGTGTAATCAAGTACACCAGCCATGGTGAGAGCAGACGCAACATCAGCAGAGCAGATGATGGTGTTGCCCTTTCCTCTACGAGTTCTTTGAGCGATAGCGTTAGCATCACGCTCTAACTGGAAGAGAAGACCTTTGAACTTCTCAACTGACCAACGACCGTTGGAGTCAACGTCGAGGTCGAAATAGCCTGCGGTAGCAGTGTTGGTCTGAGCACCAGCTTCAGCGATCTTGTAGATGGTTCTAACAACTTCTCTGTTGATTTCAGCGAGGATTTCAGTTGAGAGGATGTTAGCAAGCTCAGCTTCAGCATCAAGACCGTGGATAGCCTTGAGGTCTTGTGCAAGCTCTAAGCTGTACTCAGCCTTGAGTGCTCTTGACTTTGCAGCAACGGTGACTTTCTCGATCGAGAATGCCATTTCTGCGAAAGTGTTTGTTCCGCTATCACCGAGAGCTTCAGACTCTCCAGTAGCCATGCCACCACCGACGTTGTAATCGGTTGAACCAATACCAGCAACAACACCGATGTCATTGAGGATTGCAGGGTTGGAACCACGCTGAGTGGTTGTACCGATACCAGCATTAGCATCAGCGAAACCAGCACTAAGGGTCTGCTGCTTGTTCTGACCCGAGAATGCGGTATCAGCTTCGTTGAAGAATGCTTCGGTTCCAGACTGGTTAGCGTAACGGGTTCTCATCGCAAAGATAAGACCAGTTGGGCCAGTCATAGGCTGAACGCCACAGATATCATAAGCGATAAGCTGAGGCATTGAACGGCGAATGAGGCTAATTAGAACGGGGTCGAAACCAGCAACAGGACCAGTTGCAGCAGCAGTACCATAAGTACCACCACCGAAACCACCAGTTCCAGCTGACATGGTTGGGCTAGCTTCCGAAATAAAGCCTCTTTCTTCCTTAAGGAATTTTTCTTGGTTTTCTAGCAAGATAGCGGTAACGCTCTTCTTATATGAGTCCTTGATGGAATCAAGACCTTCACAATTTAGAAGAGGAGCCCACTTTTCTTGCAAATGTTGTGAATTGTACATTTGCGTGTTTCTCCTGTCTTGGAAAAAGTGTTTACTTTATAATCTTAAAATCACTTAGAAAATCTTGAAATTGCCTTTAGATAGGCATCCATTGATTCGGAAACAACTTCCGATTCAGTGCCAAGCATTTCGTCTTCTCTTTCTGGAGTAACTGGATTTCTTGGGAAGTATGACTCCCTTAGTGCTTCCAGCTTCTCACGATAGTCTTCCTCACTTACGAACTCAACACTTTCAGCCAGACTTGCGAGCTTGCTCTTCTGGGTCTCAGCGAGACCTCTTGAGACATCATAGAGAATTCCATCTGATACGGATTCGCTAAGTCTTTGATTTAACTGAATATTTCTTCCGATTTGCTCGTTGAGTCTTGATTCCATTTCATCAAGTTTTGAGACCATGCTCTCAAGTACATCGTATTTATCATCAGGGATTGAAACATAATGCTCTTCAAAAAGCCCCTTGAGGTTGGTCATGAATGACTCCGCAAGTTGGGCTTTGATGCCAGTCTCAACTTGAAGAGCATTCTCTTCAAGCCATTCACCAGCAGCGTACTCTAAATATGCATCTACTCTTTCGGTTAATTGTGCTTCAATAGCAGCAACATTTTCCTCTAGAGCAGCTTCATAACGCTTCTCAATAATTTGAGCAGCTTCAGCAACTTTTGCTCTAAGAGCTGACTCAAATACAAGAGTTGCTCTTTCTTTAAATTCATCGGAAAGATCTTCGTCGCCAAAGATTGCTTTTACGTCTTCTTCAACGCTAAACTCAAGCTCTTCCTCTTCACCTTCTTCTTCAACTTCAGGAGCTTCACCTTCTTCTTCAGTCTCCTCTTTTCTCATTTTCTTCATCATCTTTCTATCTTGAGCAGCATCTTCATGCCCCTCTTTCTCTGCCTTCTCTTCTACAATTTCTTCATCTTCATCATACTCAGCTTCTTCAGCTCTAGAAGCTTTAGCATTAACTACATCTCTAACTGTTTTAATGTTTTGTGTAGCATACTTAGAAGAATCGTCGGTAGAACGATAGTTATAAGGAGTAGGGCCTCCAAGATCGGTGATCGATTGACCAGGAACACCAGCTACGAATTCGGCATTCGATGGCATGGGCTCAGCAGGCTTAGCACCAGCATTAACCGCAGTCTTGGATTGCTTGGCTTGTGACGTTAATTCCATTTCTTGTAAATTACCAGCAGACATTGTACTCTCCGAATAAAATGTAAATATCTTTATTCTAATATTTATTTATAAATTATAAATTTCTCAAGTAGTTGTTAAACGCCTTGAGAAGACGCTCTTCGCGGATTTTTTTATCAACAGTTGGAGTTAATGAATTTAATTCTCTTAGTGTTTTTTCCGCAAGAACACCATTGTTCCAAATCCACTCTTTTCCTTCCATAATACCCTGAACAAATGCATCAGGTGCGGAAGGATCTGCTACAATATCAGCAGCAGTTGAAAGCATAAAATCATCACCGACATATTTAACACCGTTTCTTTCAATAATAGAACCAATACCTCTAGATGAAACGCCAAGTTTTACGCCCTCATCTAAAAGTGACTTGGCAATATTACCCATTGGAGTATCAAGAATTTTTGCTTTTCCAATAAAGTTATTGCCTTCAGCTTGAAGATTTGTAATCATGTGAGAGGCTCTGTCTAAATTAACAGTTGGCCCATCTGGATGACCGAGTTCTCCTAAAGCTCTACCTTGAGCAATAAACTTATCGGTATACTTTTTAACTTCTCTTTCTAAAATTGGGAAAGGATAGCAACGTCCATTGCGATTAGTGATTTCTGCTTGTAAAAAAGGGCCACTAATGTATAGACTTTTCTTACCATTTTTTTCTTCGGTAAGAACTTCAATGTTTTCGATCTGTTCGGTGATGAGTTTCATGTCTTATGCTTGAGATGAAATTTGTACTTCAGCAATGCTGATTGGAGAAGTAGCATTAGTTCCCATTGCGGAAATTTTAATACTTCTTGCAACAATTGCAGTGCTCCCAACACTTACACCTACAAGTGAAGTGCTATTAAAATTAATTACAATTTGAGATGGACTTACCGACAAAACTTGCGTATGAGTCGTATTAATGCCAGCAGTAGACGCGCCTTCAATTGCAACATAATCGTTTACTAAGAAAGGATTTCCTGCGTTTTCAAAAAACGAAATGACAGTAGTAGTTCCTGTAGTAATACCTGCAATTTTTTGCCTAGCAATTCTTTCTTTTAAAATTTCAGTGCTTTGTGTTGGCATGTGGAAAGAATTTACTGTAGCAACTGGATTATTTCCAATTTCAAGATATGCTCCAGTAGAAGCAGTTGATACGCGAATGTAACCAGTTTTTAATGCAATCCCAGCAGTTGTCGTGGCAGTTCCTGCTGCCGCACCCAACTGAGTATAAGTTTGAACAATTTTTAATGCCATTTTATTCCTCGGAATCTTCTACTGTAGGATCAAATATTTGAGCACCAATAATTGGCTTTAAATCATCAATCATCGATACACTTTTGTTATAAAGAAGTTCTTTAACAGCATCGGTTAATTCCGCTGCTGATGCATCAGACATCACCATTCCGACAAAATCATTTGAATCCATAAAATTACTTATAAAATCTTATATTATTTATAGTTTGCTAGTTTTGTTAGTTTGTACTCCGTCTGCCTGCGGAGCTTTTACTGTTGTTCCTTTTTCACTTGGTTGAGGCTCTTTAACAGGTTTTCCTAAACCAATTTCAAGATCTTTAGTATTTTGATTTTGAGTTTTCTTAATAAGACTTTGACCAGTCTTTTGAACATAATCAATCGGCATTCCAGTTTCAGGATCTGTAGGTGGTGTTGGTGGAGCAATAACTCCCATCTCAAGTTCACCTGCAATTTGAAAATCAATGTCAATCATTTCATCTTCAGTTTGACGTAAAATCTTTCTTCTCACATACTCATTGGAATAATATTTGCCAACATAAGGTTCAATTTGTTGCAGAAGAGTTAATCTTTCATTCATTAACTCAGTTTCTTTTAGTTCTGCAAAATGATTATCATAGATGTAATCATATTGAATATGATCACTCATGTACTCCCAATCTTGTGGAGTGATAATATTTTTAAGAATAAGTTGTGTTTTTAGAAGATCGTGGAAAACATTGCTAAATCTCTTTCTCAATCTTCCAACAAATCTTGAGAACATAATCTCATCTCTAAGAATTTCAGAAGATCTACCAAGATTAAATCCGCCGTCAGCAGCAATTCTTGATTCTGGAATACCTAAAGATCTATAAAGTTTCTTTTGGAAATATTCAATATCAGCAAGTTCTCCAAGATTTTGTCCGCCAGGAAGAGTTGTGATTTCTGTTCCACGACCACCTTCTCTACGTGGTAGCCAGAAATCTTCCATCATGCTGGTAAACTTCTTATCATCACGAACTTCTCCAGTGCTTGCATCATAGACAAGTTTATTTCTATAACGTGACATAACATCACGAAGATATTGTTCTGCCTTGATTTTAGGAAGATTGCCAACATCAATGTAGAAAATTCTTCTTTCTGGAGCACGAGACAAACGATAAATGACAAGAGAATCTTCAATCATGCGAAGTTGATTGAGAGACTTGATTGCCTTATGTAAATATGACAACACAGTCATCTTGTTGCGATCAACAAGACCTGATGTAATATAAGTTACAGAATCTTTTGCTAATTTAACACCTTTACCATATCCACTAGCACCCGTAGAATATCCTTGACTTTTTGGAGTATATACAAAGTATTCTTCAATGTCGGGAAAATCTAATTTTTCAACACCAATATCTCGTGCAAGAGTATTGACATTTTGAATATCTACAACATTTCTATTATCTTTTTTCTTTAATTCTCTTACAAATTTAATTTTTAATGAATCGATATATCTAATTTCTTGCAATCCATTTTGAGGATTGTCAAGATCGATTACTTTATGGTAATATACTCTACCGTCAACATACCAATTTCTAAAAATCTCATGTGCCTTTTTATCAAAGTCCATGAGTTCTTTAATATATTGAAATTCATCACGAATAATACCTTTAATATTTTCGTCTACATTTAAGTTTGATAATTCAATCTGTACTGGGGAATCATTAAGATCAGATACAATAGCTTCGTTTACAACATCTTCAATAGCTTTATCTGCTTCTGGATGTAAAGCCATTTCACGATATCTTTTAATCAAATCATATTCGGTTTTATATACACCTTCAATATCTACATATTGACCATAAAAGCCCGAAGAAATATAGTAGTCAACCCCGTCCTCGTTATTAGGCGGAACGGGGGACACTTGTTTCTTGGGCTTTTTAAAGCCGTCGTCAATTGAAAAACCAAATAGAGCCATTACGTTTTGAACTAACTTTTATCTATTTATTATCTTACTTCAACTCCATTTGAACCATTATATGCTTCCCACCATTGAACTTGGAAGTCAACTTGGAATTCTTCAATTTGACTATTGGCATCATAAGCGAGTGGAATTGCTGCAACTGATGTTGGGAAAATACCATGGAAATTATAGTATCTTAAAACAGGAACATTTTGTGCAGATGCAGTTGCATTAGTTGTTGGTGCTCTACCTAATTGGTAAACTTTACCATCAACTTGATATGCGGCTGGATCAGTTTGACCAGAGTTGTCAGAAACTCTATTGATGAAGTTCATCCATCTTTCAAAAGAATTTCTTAGAGCAAAGTCAGTATCGTTGATAACGGTAACTGACCATGGTTCAAAGGTTCTATCTCCAGCAATTTGAAGAGTTCTACCTCTGAAAGGAACTGGAATTGGGGTGATTGTCGAAGCAGGTAATGATGCTGCTTTGACAAGGAATCTAATTTTGTCGTTGATCTGGGATTCGTTAACTCCAGTAGGAAGAGCTGCAGTTGGGAAAGGAATTTCAACCTCAAATAGATTGGGGCGAACACCACCACCTGCTAGTCTTCCTTTGAAGTTATCTAGAAATCTTCCGTCAGATCCTGAATTTGGGATTTGTTGAATCGAAGGCATTGTTCTTTAACTCCGTTGTTTTACTATTATTTAAATCAAACTCTTCCAACTACTTCTTCAAAGCTGATACCAGTTCTGGTAGCAACGAAGGTTAGACCGATGTAATTAATGCTGCGAGCAGGCTTAACATAAATGTCAGCTCTAAACTCGTTAGCATCAATTATGTCAGGTGTGTTATTGGTTTCATCACAAACTAATCTATAATCAAGAATTCCTCTCTTAGCAACTACATCACGGAGGTAAGGCTCAACAATATTAACAAAGTTAGATCTTGTGATAGTATCGTTGAATTCAAACAGTTGATCTCTAGCAGCTCTCTCAATTGCAGCTTCAATCGTTAAGAATAGCATTCTAACGTTGATTCTATCAAAGGCAGATGCATAAGATAGACCAGTCTTATCGCCAAAGAGAATAATACCAGAGCCAGGAGAATAAATTACAGGATTAATTCTCTTGACATAAAGGAGATCTCTTTGAGCTTGTGTTGGGTTGAATGCAAGTTTAACAGCGTTATTGATAACTCCTCTTCTAGATCCTGCAGGTGAGAACCAGGCGTAATCAGTAATTACTGTTCTGCAAAGGCAACCAGCAACATCAGCATTTAATGGGAGATATCTAAACTTATTAGCAAATCTATCAAACTGATACTTATAACCACTATCAAAGATTGCATAAGATGAAGAAGTTACAGCATCATAGAATTTAATGAGATTATCGGTCTGAGTATCAGAATTTGCAACATCAACTACAGCAGATCTGTGTGGAGAAATTACAGCAACACAATCTTTTCTGGTCTCAGCAAGACTAATTAATTGATTTGCTTTAGCTTGAGTGGTTAATCTGTCACTAAAGCCAGGACCCATGATTAAGTAATTGATTGGATATTCTTTGACTGCTGCAAAGATATTGTATCCATTCATTACATCACCAAGAGTTACATCATATTGAGGATCTGTGTATGCTGAAGCAATTCCAGATGTTCCGTAAGTATTGCCACCAAGTAATGTGTATGTCTTAACTCCATTTGCATTGAATGTTACGCCCTGTGCCTTTTGACCCCAAGAACCGCCACCAACTCCAGCAAACCCAGTTGCAGAACCTGTAGGAGCAGCACCAGCATATAGATATGCAGAACCAGTTGCAACATAATCTTTGTAGTAAATAGGTTCACCAGTAGCTAACTGAGCATCAGTAGCTTTTGATAATCCAATATGCTTTTCAAGAATGTTCCCAGCAATACCAGTTACTGATCCAGTATCATCTACTACAACAACATGAATTTCATCATTTTTGGCGCTTCTCGCATTAGCATAGGTTGATGTACCTGGCTTAGGTGCAATTGCATTCCAATAAATTGTCGAATTCGTTAGTCCAAGGGTTTGTTGATTGTACCAGTCTAATGCAGTGGCTGTTGTTGTTCCTGTGGTTCCAATTCCAATGAAACCATTTACAGTCGTAGCATTGAATGCATAAAGATCTGGAGTATAATTAACAGCAGTTTCTACTTGTGTCGTACTGTTTACAACACTGGTGATTTTAACATCAACAAATGTATTACCAATTCCAGTAACAATACCTTTTACAAAACCAGTGAATGAAGATGTAGTTCCAACACCAGCAACTGCAAACGTACCAATTTGAGTAACTGCAGCACCAACAGTAACTGCAGAATAGTACTGAACAGTTTGAGTCGTTCTGCTGAATGTTAAAGTTGTTGTTGCCGCTCCAACTGAAGAAGAAGGAATGGAGAGATAAACTGTACCAACACCAATTGCAAGAATTGTTGTACCAGCTCCGATGTATGTACCAGTTACACCATCATTAACTTGTAAGCCAGTTGTATCAACACCTACGCTTGCGTCATAAGCTTCACTAAATGTTCCAGCAGTGGTTGCAACACCAACTGTGGTTGCAGTAGTCGATGTTGAAATGCCAGTATTAACACCAATTAATCTTTGGTCTGCAAAGGCATCGATTACACAAACTTTTAAGTTGTTTGCCCAAACGCCAGGATCTTTAGCTGCCCAACTCCAAGCAGAAGCACTTGTATGATTTGCGGTGTAATCTTCGTAGTTTTTAATTTTTACAGTGGTTGAACCTAAACCAACCGCAGTTGGTGCGTTAGCGTTGTTTAAGTTGGAACCATCAGCTCTTACAACACGCAATACGCCGCCATAAGAAAGATAGTTTGATGCACTGTACCAATATTCGTATTGATTATTATTTTCAGATGGTTTGCCAAATGTGTTGATAAGATCTTTTTCGTTTTCAACTAATGTTGCTTCTTCTACAGGACCTCTTTCAAAAGGTCCAACAATAGCACCAGTTAATTGGCTAACAGAATCAACCCTGCCAACGGTTAAATCAACTTCCCTAACCTTAATTCCAGGTGAAACTAAACCTAAAGCCATTTGGATTCCTCTAGTAGTTCTTCATTTGCTCTAAGATTATTTATTAAAATGTTTATTTTAAATGGGAAAACAATACATGAACAAATTACCAATCAGGATATTCCCATTTATCTAAAATTGTGGTTGTTAATCTACTGACAGTTATTCTTTTTATAGTACACTCTTTACATTCATATGAATATGAAGATGGTATAACCCCACGATTTTTTCTAGTTAAATAAAAATCCTCAATTAAACTTTTAATTTCTCCACATGTTCTACATTTTCTATCAACAAATAAAAGATGTTCTAAATTTATTTGCTGATTAATATCCATTATCGATAATCCCACATATAAGATTTATCCCCATACTCATCTACATGCCATTTATCATCCCAAGTTTTTTGATCTTTTTGACTAGCAAACATCCAACGATCACCTGTGCTTTCTTCTACAAAACCTGTGAGGTCATCCAAACCGTCCGATATAAATCCAAATGGAGCCATATCCTGCTCAATTTGATCTTTTTGCTCTTCATAAATTCTCTTACGAACATCATTGTCAGTCATCTCCTTAAAGTAAGGTTGAACAACTAACCATGCAAAAATAACCAAACACATCGCTAGGTCATCATTACATCCTTCTTCAGCTTCAAAGGATTGATTTTTTTGAATAAATGTGGTAAGCTCACTAATGATATCATAGTCATTAAATATCAATTTATCATCTTCAATCATTGTCTTCAAGTTAGAACACCCAATCTTTTTCACTGTCTTACTCATTTTTAATCCAAGTTGAGATTTAGTTCCCGAAAATCCCTGTCCAACAATCTGACCAGCTCTACCTCTCATAGCAACCATTAATAAATTATCATACTCAAGATCAAATTGTAGAATTGAAGCAACTTGATCTCCAACATCATTAGTCTCAACCAACACATAAGCTTTATTATACGCACTTGCAAGTTGTTCAATAATGCTAGGAAATAGCATAGGTTTGATTTCATTATTACGATACTTAGCTACAATCTTATAAGGAAATTGAGTAATATCAAATACAATAAACGCTGAATAATCATGGGAAACTCCTCTAGCAACGTCTACAGTAATAATATAACTATGCTCATCTATTGGATCTTCATATACATCTAGACCTTTATTTGTCTTAAGTGGATCTTCATAGACTAAAGCTTTTAATTTAGATGCCGAAATAAGAGTATCAACAGATCCTAAAAATTCGCACTCAAATTCTTGTGAGAACTGTTGTTTGGATGTGTTGGCAATTGTTTGCTCTTTCCATTCAGCATCACGACCAGGAACTTCAGACCAATGAACATCAGTAAAAATATATTCATTTTTACCACGCTCGGCATCATGCCACATACGGTAGAAATGATTCATACCGTGTGGAGTAGAAACAATGATTACTTTTGTACTTTTACCTGAAGTAATTGTAGGATAAACCGATGCAAAGAATGAATCTGCGATGTGATTTGGAACGAACGCAAATTCGTCCAAAAAGAGGATATTGAAAGACATACCACGAACCGCAGAAGCAGAAGTAGAAGCAGCCAAAATTTTACTTCCGTTCTCCAATTCCAAAGATCCTTTATTCCAAGAGATGATTCCCTG